ATCTGAATATAGCGCAGATAATTACAAGTTTGACCTGAATAAAGATGGTAAATTTGATGCTGTAGATGTTGACCAAATGGTTGATGAAGAAGCTCTGTTTACCGGAGAAGTAAAAAGCATAACTGATGTGGCTCAAGTTTCTATATCAAGATATCCACTTGAAGATTCATTAAATGAGCCATCGACATCGAGATTGGCAAGAAACGAGAATATAACCCAAACAATAGTTGCCTCAAAAACATCTATGATTAGTGGTGGAGAAGGAGCTGGGTTTGAGGGAAATTCATTGGGCGCTCAAGAACAACCTGCGTTTCCATTTGCGGAGCCCAAAACTCCATATGCAGCAAAGTATCCGTATAATCATGTATATGAAAGCGAATCTGGTCATGTGATTGAGGTAGATGATACTCCGGGTGCAGAGAGACTACACTGGTATCATAGGTCGGGATCATTTAAAGAAATACATCCTAGCGGACTTGAAGTTAATAAATCGGTTAATCATCAGTATAATTTTGTATACTTAGACCATTATTGCAGCGTGGGGTATAACTACAATCTAGATGCTAAACAAAGCGTCAGAATGATGTCCGGATTAACATTCAATATAAAAAGTGGATCAGACCATAATAGACAAGTTGGCGGCAGTCTTAATGCTACAGTCACAACAAATTCAAATAGTAAAATCGGAGCAACTAAAAATGTTGCTGTTGGCCAAAACTCAAATGAATTAATTGGCGAAACTAAAAGTGAACTTGCAACAAATTCATATTCTAAAGGATTAGAAACCATTCAATTATACGGAACAAATGCCGTAATTATAACTTCTGGCACAAAAGTAGAAATTCATGCGCCAAATATTGAAATAATAGGAGACGTTAAAATTAGCGGAAATTTAGAAGTTGTAGGAGAAGCAAAATTGAAAGCTAATATTGCAGAAGGTGTATTACTGCCATGTCCGTTCTCAACTTCATATGCAAGTTCTCCGGCATCTGTGCCCACAGAAAATCAGGCCGAAACTTTAGACGAAACATTAAAAGAATTAATGGCTACCGCCGATGGATCTCCTAAATATGGGTATTTAATTCCCAACGGAATTACTGGAGATGTCTGGAAACCGATATCTGATAGCGATGGAAATCTTGTAGTATTGAGTTCTGCTGGCGTGGCTCATGAATTGAGAGAAGCCGTACCTACAGCTCAGTTAGAATCTGTCATCATAAAACACAAATCAATAAGTGGAAAGATAACTGAATGGGAAGTTGTTAGGCCGATACATGTTCCTGGAAAGCTAATTGATTCTCCGACAACAACAGACTTATTTGAAGACGGAACAAGATTCTTTGCTAGATTTTCAAAGCCTGGAGAGCAATATCCAAAGCAGCTTTTCTGGATGAATAATGGAAATCCTATATTGATATTGAATAGTGGCTATAGGCATCAATGTGAGGTGCCATATGACAATGTGATTAATTTTGATTTAACTACGGTTAGAGATGCTACCGATGAGAACAATACTGAATAGATTTAAAAAAATTATATTCTCGATATAAATATATAAGATTATCTATTATCTATATGGCTCAAACTCTAATTAATAAAGTTGCTACCACATTTTCAGATATTGATCTGGACTTTGTTCCACACCCAGTTTCAGGAGACATAACTCTATTAAAAGATTCTGCATCCGTTAAACGCTCAGTTAGAAATATACTGTTTACGGGCTTATATGAGCGTCCATTTAATCCAGATTTCGGAGGAAATTTAAAGCAGTTATTATTTGAGCCTGCTACCCCAATGACTGCGGTTAGTATAAAGACTCTAATTCATGATGCTTTACGAGCTTATGAGCCAAGAGTTTCTATTGTTGATTTGCAAGTTAGTCTAGACCAAGACCTCCTTGGCTATAATGTATATTTGCTGTTTGCAATTGATAACATATCTCAGGTAGATACAGTTAAAATATTTTTAGAGAGGATTAGGTAAAATGTCTGAGATTAAGTATACCGAGCTTGATTTTGCTCTAATAAAAGAGAACTTAAAAACATTTTTAAAATCTCAAGATAGATTTAAAGACTATAATTTTGATGGCTCATCGCTATCAATTTTGCTAGATATTCTGGCTTACAATACTGGGTATAATGCATTTTATTTAAACATGCTTGCGAGTGAAATGTTTTTAGACAGTGCATCTCTACGAGAGAGTGTGGTGTCTAGGGCAAAGCATTTGGGATATACTCCTAGGTCTACTAGAACTCTTAGAGCGGTAGTTGATTATGAAATATATTTTGAATCTGAGAGCGCAGTTTTACCATCAAACTTACTGCTGAAAAATACGCAACAGTTTTTTACAACAGTAGATGGTATTAGGTACACATTTTATCCTAGTAAAAATACATTTTTTACTAAAATTGGCACTAGGCGATATAAAATAACAGACTTAGAGTTAGTTGAGGGTAAAAGATTCACCCATTCATATACGGTAGATAATAACTCACCAATAAAGCAGAGATATATCATACCAAATGAAAATGTTGATACCAGCACTCTTAATGTTGTAGTTCAAGAAAATTCTGCTAGTGCAAATATAGAATATTATTTTCTAAATACCGACATAACCGAAACTAAAGAGACCGATGCCAAATACTTTTTACAAGCATATGAAAGCAATCTTTTTGAAATTATATTTGGCGATGATATATTAGGAAAAAGGCCAAGCAACGGAAACATAATAAAACTTGATTATGTTGTGTCGACCGGCGATGGAGCAACTAGTGCAAGTGTATTTAGAACCGAAAAGTTGGTTGGGGTTAGTGTAGTTGGAAATCAATCTTTTACATTAACTACAAAAAGCGCTGCGGCAGGATACTCTGAGCAAGAATCTATAGAGTCAATAAAACTTCTTGCACCAAGAACCTATGATTCTCAAAATAGGGCCGTTACAAAATATGATTATGAAACTTTAATTAAAAAAGACATTTCATTGGTTGAACATGTTAGAGTTTGGGGTGGTGAAGATAACGTGCCACCTGAATACGGAAAAGTTTTTTGTTCTATAAAGCCAAAAACCGGCACAACATTAAATTACGAAGATAAAGTTCGCTTGGTAAATTCATTTATTCTTCCGAGAAGTTTAGTTACAGTAGATGTTGTAATAGTAGATCCTGATTACATACGATTGATGATTGATTCTACCATAAATTTTAATTCTGCAACAACGTCAGAAACATCTGACGTATTAACTACAAAAGTATTAACAGCAATTGAAACTTATAAGTCTGAACAACTTATCGGATTTGATTCAGATTTTAGATTTTCAAAGTTTTGCTCTTACATAGATTCGGCAGACCCATCTATAGTTAGTAATAACACCTCAGTTAAAATAAAATATAGAGTTATTCCTAGTTTAAATTTAAGAAATAGTTTTACCATACAATTAAACAATTCAATAGACACCGGCGACTATAATAATGATATATCGTCTATAACAACCAGTCCATTCTACATTAATAATGTCAAAGTCTACATATCTGATGATGGTCAAGGAAACATGTTTGTCTATTATTTCACGACAGATAACACTAAAATTATACTTGATGGCAAAATTGGAACCGTAGATTATGAAACTGGCACAATAACAATTTCAAATCTATTAGTAAGTTCAATTGAAGATGGTAATAACTACATTGATTTTATAGTTAAGCCCAAGGTTTTAGATGTTGTTGCTTTAAAAGAGCAAATGCTTTTGCTTGAAGACGAAGACGTAAATCTAACTCTTATAGATGTTTCAAGACTAAAGATATCATAATAAATTTATGTTAATCGTTTTAGAAGCACCAATAGACTCATTACTTCAAGATTACCTACCCTTGGTGTTTTTGTCTTCTCCGTTGGCTGGTGTTAGTCCTTATCTTCAGAATCAATTTCCACAATTTGTTAGAGAAGACCATGAAAGATTTATAACTTTCATGAAAGCATACTATGAGTGGATGGAAAGCGAAAATAATGTTTTAAGCGATTCAAAAAGACTAAAAAGCTATCAAGACATAGATTTTACTAAAGAGCCATACACTGAGCAATTTTATAAAGAATTTCTGATACATTTTCCTAGAACGCTAGAGACTGATGTTGGCACTCTTCTAAAAAATGTTAGAGATTTTTATAGGGCTAAGGGCACTGAAAAATCATTTGAGTTATTTTTTCGTGCGGCTTACGGGCTAAATCCTGAATTTTATTATCCTAGAGTTGATATACTTAAAGTTTCTGATGGAAAATGGATTCAGCAACAAAGTTTGAGAGTATTTTCATCTGTCGGTGATGCATTAGCATTGCGCACAAAGAGAATTAGAGGAGTTGATAGCAATTCTACCGCATATGTTGAAAAGGTTTTCTCAGTAAATGAGGGTGGATATTTTGGGTTTGAGTTAGCGTTAAATCGCTCAAGCATTACCGGAAATTTTTTGCCTCAAGAGACATTGATTTCAGATGATGGTTCAATTCAAGTTGTGGTGTCGGCGGTTCCGTTTGTTATAACCATAAAATCTGCCGGTGGAAATTATTCGGTCGGAGAAACATTTAATATAAATGTTGTCGGAAATGGCGCAAAACTAGAAGTGCAGTCAGTATCAAGTTCGGGGGGTATAACTTCATTAAAAATAGTAAATTATGGCATTGGCTATAAAAGTTATTTTCCACTACAAAACTATCTTTTATCAGATAAGGGTGCTGTAATAGATATTGAATATGATGCATTAATATCTTATCCTGGATTTTATTTAAATGAAGACGGTCAAATATCAACCTTAAAATATTTGCAAGATGGTGAATATTATCAAGCGTTTTCGTATGTGATATATGTAGATGAGTCGTATTCTACGTATGAATCTGCTGTAAAAAAACTTTTGCATCCTGCCGGTTTAAAATTATACGGCGGGTTTAGAACGCAAAAGTTGGTGGATGCTAAAGTTCATGTTGCAACTGGATCCTCAAATGCAAATAGCACACTAATTGATGATGGAGTTGCAGTAAGTGCATCAGTAAAGTCAATTGCAGTTGCAGTTACTCTAAAAACTACAGAAGTTTCTAATCCGCTTGGCGCAAATAGCAATTCATTAAATGCCAATAAATTTAACTACAAACCAGTAGCTAAATATGATGCAAATCAGGAAATCTTGGCTATTCCTAATTATTTTGGTGAGTATGGTAATTTGGCTCAACAAAAGTCGTTAACTACCATAAGTTCTATTGACGAATTAGGAATAAGACTTTTTGACCTAGTGACTTCGCCAACGGCAAAAACTAATATTATGCCAGATGCGGTTATTATTACTAGTACTAGTACGTAAATAATTGTTTAATAACTCTTAAATATTAAAAATGATTAAATGTTTTGATATAAATACTTATAAATGAAATTCTAAGGTATATAGTCAATGACCGCTATTATAAAAAATAAATTCAGACTTCAAAACGCCAGAGATTTTTTAGATAATTTTAACTCTTCGGCACACACAACAAATAGAAATCATTATCTATTTATTGGAAAGCCCACTCTTTGGGGAACCGGCTCTATGAGCGCTGAGTTGTCGCCTCCTGCGCCGTTAGATACTTATGAGTCTGAAGCCAGAATTTGGGATGAGATGCTTGGTCTAAAAAAGATAGATTCGGCAACAACATCATTGGTTATTAGACGTTCAGATTGGACAGAGGGCACTGTATATGCAATATACGATGACCGAGATGCTGATTTGCATAACCAACCCACGCAAGCGAGGGTTACTGCATTATCTCCTACACCTGCTGGAAATTTTTATGTCATAACAGATACTCTTGATATATTTGTATGTTTAGAGAACGGCAATAATGCGGCAAGTACAGTAAAGCCAGAAAAGCAAAATCCGGCCACTAATTTAATAGATTATAGGTCTCAAGACGGATATGTTTGGAAATATGTGGCCTCTGTATCATCTGCTAATGCATCAAAATTTTTAACCGATAGTTGGGTTCCTGTTAAAACTTTAAGCGCTAATGATGGCAGCTCTCAATGGACAGTTCAGGCCGCAGCAGTTTCGGGCGAAGTTATGTCTGTGGTTGTTGAAAATGGTGGGTCTGGATATACAAGAACATATACGGGAACAGTTACAACAATAAGCACTAATGGCAGCGGAAAGGGCACCGCAATTCTTAGCACCGGATCTCCGTCGGCAGCAGATGATTTTTATAACAATGGTCAAATACACATAACCTCTGGCTCTGGTATAAATGAAATATACACAATAGAAGATTATATTGGTGGCACTAAGCAAATAATTCTAACGACTGCCTGGAGTGGAAACGTAACCACAGGAAACACCTGTCAGATTCTTCCTAAGTTAAATGTTGTTACTAATGGCACAGACGTTAAGTTGCGTCCGGTGGTGAATTTATCTGGCGTCATAACCAAAATATTACCAATTACTAGAGGTTCAAATTCAACTTTTATAAGTGTATCGGTTGAAAATTCTTTAGGAGGCACCGGAGCCATAGTTAGGCCAATTTTATCAGACTTAGGTGGTTTGGGTAAAGATGTTGAGAAAGACTTAAACTCAATTTTTATAATGATGAACGTAAAACTTCAATATTCTGAAGATGGCGGCGATTTTCCAACCGACAATGATTACCGCCAATTGGGAATTATTAGAGATTTAAGAAATTATGATGGCACTTTAGCCACCGATACCACTATGCTTGCAACCAAAAAGTTAAATTTAACCGGCGTCACCAATTCAAATGCATTGGTATATGATGGTATTTTTCAGATATCACCATCTATACAAGGGATTGTGCTACAATATATAAAAACTAGTGCTGAAGGAGTCTTGCCCGAAACTGGCACATTGACCTTTATACAAAATCCTACGACAGGATATGGAACATTTACAAATGGCTCGACAATAACTCAATCTACATTTAGTGCTCAAATAGCTTCAACTAATGGTGTTGTTAATGAAGAAATTAAAAAGGGCGCAGGAAATATAATATATATAGAGAATAGGCGAGCAATTATTAGGTCGCAAAATCAAATTGAAGACATTAAAGCCATCGTAGAATTTTAACATAAAGTTATACAAATATGACAACTGTAAATCTGAATCAATCTCCGTACTTCGATGATTTTTCTGAGAATAAAAAATTCTATCAAATACTTTTTCGTCCCGGAAGAGCGGTACAGGCCAGAGAGCTAAATCAGATTCAGACGCAACTTCAAAATCAAATCAATCGTTTTGGAAAACATATTTTTCAAGATGGCTCTTTGGTGTTAAATTTTTCTCAGAAAGGAGAAGCAGTAAAGATTAATAATACCGTTGGCTTTATTTTAGTTGAAAGCTCTGGCGCATCTAAAACATCTTCAAGTGCCGAAATTGAGACTTACTGGATTGGAAAAACCATTAAAAGCGTAAATGGAATTTCTGCCGTTGTTATTGGATATAAGCCAATAAATTCTGCCGGTTTAGTCAGACTATTCTTAACATACACAATAGCAGATACCACAGGACTTCAACAGAGGTTTTCTGAAGGTCAGGTTGTCTCAACCGTTGAAACAAATCCGGCATTAGTTTTAAGTGCCAATATATCAACAGCACAATTTTCTGTAGGAGCCGTACAGTCGGTAAAAATTGAATCTGGAGTTTATTTCTACAAAGGAAGATTCGTTTTAGTTGATGAGCAGACAGTTTTTATAACTCCAATTGAATCTGATATTGCCACTCCATCGGCATGGAATGTTAGACCAACAGCTAAAATCGGCTTAAAGTTTATTGAAAGTGTCATTTCTTGGACAGATGATAATTCTCTTTTAGATAATGCTACCGGAACACCCAATATTGGTGGACCCGGAGCAGATCGACTTCACATTGATGCTCAGGCCATGCAGCTAGACTTGAATGCTGAAGAAGAAAATTTTGTAGAGCTTGTCAAAATAATTGATGGTAACGTTAGGCTTCGTGTTCCTGAAACACGATACAGTGAATTAGATAAGACTTTGGCTACCAGAACATATGATGAGTCTGGAGACTATACTGTAATACCATTTCAAATTCAGATTAAAAATTTTCTCAGTGAAGGTGGCGCAAATGGTGGTCACAACATATCTGAATTTATATATTCAACT